TGAAGTAATATTTTTTGCAACCTGATAATTTCATTCAGGCATTTTAAAATCTTTGCATATTCAGGACTGCCAGAAATTAAGCAATACTCCTCATAAATTTGCTGCCAGGCGTTCATTAACTCGTCAGGTTTGCACTCTTTACCTTCGCTAAGTACAGAATAGTCCTGATGAAATAAGCAGCGCATAAAGTCATGTAATGAAGTTTTGGAGCAAGTGTTTTTCATGCAGCGAGTTTTGTGTTTATGTCCTGAATAATTACATACATAAGTTCTGGGATTAACTCTGAAATACTTTTTTTTGAAAGCCCAAAAATAGCCTTACCATATTTGTTTTCAAGTTTGCCTGTCTTTGAATCGGTACTATCAAAAAGAATATTATCACCCTCAACTTTTGCGAATAATGCTTTTTGAAAATAACCCTCAAGAAATAAATCCACATCCCATTTATCAGCTAATCTCCCAGGTCTTGACTGTTTGAAGTTTGCATAACTTTCAGAAAAGTAAGTACCAATATTTGAACCCTCTGAATTTAAACCTTGTCGCATTTGTTTACGGTTTAGTTCAGCTAAAAAAACCTCAAAAGTTTTTAACTCGTCAATTATTAATTGTTTCAAGTCTATCCCTTTGAGGTTTTGTATGTAAGTTCCGACATCCATTTATTCCTTTTTTGAAGTGGCTTTTTTGTTGGTCGAAACTTTTTTAACTTCCGGTGTTTCGGGCTGTTCCGTTTGCTTTACTTCGATAACTTTTTCTGAAACGATTTTAGCCGTTTTCAGTTCGTTTTCCTGATGGCATTTATCCCAAATTTCAGACAAATATCCGTCAAGATCTTTCGTGAAAGAAATATGCCCGGTTGATTTTTCATACTCAATAAAAGCTTCTTTGCTTTCAAACGACCTGACAAAAGTTATATTGAAAGAGCCGCCGCCTAATTTGACGGCGGGCTCAATTTTTCTTTGCTTTTTCATCACGGAGCTGGTAATGTTACAATCAAAGGATCAACAGCTTCATAACTCATGGCCGGGGCTCCTCCTATATTCTTTCCGGCCAAAGTTGTAGGCCCTTCGAGATATACAGCCACTTCACCAGTATAAGCAGCCAAAGCAAGTATCCAATACTTCCCGGCGTTCTTTGTGACGCTATTAATGGTTACTTCGGTAGTCCAGTCAGAAGTTTTAACAACCCGGAAAAGTGTTGCATAGGCAAACTCATCATCATATGTGTCGTACATATCAACTCCACCGTCAACAGTTTTAATTCCGACGTTGATAGTTGCCGCTGCTGTTGCTGCTCTGGCATCCAAAACAAGTCCGACAATGCCAGGAACAGAAGTAGCAAAATTGAACTGGTTGTCGCAGTCCATGAAGCCAATTTGTGAAAGCTGATTTAATTGCTTCGTGTCGGTGAATGAAATCGTTGCCTTATAAAGTGAAGGATTTGAATCGTCCGGCAAATCGTAAGGAATAACGGTAAATTTTCCTGTTAAACCGCAGAATAATCCAGCAGAGTCAACCCGGCCTAAGAATTTTCCATATGAATCAACAAGCATTATATCATAATCCTCACCGTTGAACTCATTTAGGTTTGCATGACGGAGCAATCCGCCATCACGGAAAGTCAATGTAGTGAAGTAACTTCCGTCGGCAATAGTTTCTTTCACTCCAAAACCGGAAGTATATTCAGTTGGTGCTGTGTTCGAGTTTGCAATCCCGGTAATTCCGTGAATAGGAAACATACGGACAGTACGGTCATCTACCGTTGTACGTGTTTGTAATGCTCTCAGAAATGCCGTTATGCTGGCACGTTCAGCCGCTGTAAATCCCTGGTCTTTCGGTATGAGTAAAATACTCGAATACCGTTTCAGGTCAAATTGTTGCGGGGCAATTCCGGTAAGTCCCTGACCTGATGTCGAACTTGCGGAAATATTTAATAAATCTGCCATAATTTTTATTCTCCTTTTTCGTTAATTATTTTTAATACTTAATTCTTAATTTTAAATTTCTTAATTCAATAACATCAATAATGTCTGGATACTTCATACCTTCTACGTCAAAACCTTTGGCATAATTGAAATTCAAAACTTGCTCAAATTCCAACTTATCAATGTCCTGAATGTCGAATTTACCTGAATCAAAAAGAGCCTGTTTAAAGATTTTGTAAATCGGCTGCAAAACTGCCTGATATGATCTTACCATGCGCTGCTCGGCTTTGGTATTTATGTCCGACAAAGTACCTATTATTACCTGGCAGGTAGCCACGCCGTAGCAGGTGCTATCACCCATCTGTATCGGCGTGTTACCTACCAAGGCTATAAAAGGATATTTTTTAGCTGAAGATGTCGAGCTATTCGACATAGCAATCATGCTTTCTACAATTTCCCTTCCCGGGCCGAACGTCCAAAAAACAGATTTTCCGTATAAAGTTGAAACGGTAGAAACGATATTTTTCAAAATCGTATAAATGTCAGGCTCCGACTTTTCAAAAACTGATATGTTTAACTTATCTGTCATATGCCTAAAACATTTATTTTGTCGTCGCAATTTAAATAATACACATCTTCGCCGTCCCATTCCGGATAATCGTCTAAATGGTCGCTCAACCATTCCTGAAAATCTTCAAACTGTCTTACTGCCTGGTTCCAAATCAAAGCTGCCTTTTCTTTATTCGCCGAAGGCTCCAAATTTGACCCGGTAATTACAACGTCTCCACCCTGTGTTGACTGCTGAAAACTTTGCGACCATAATTTAAAGTACACATAGTTCGCAATTGGACTTGTCTTAGCGGTTGCGTTTCGCAACTGTGCCGCTAAGTCAATCCAGCGTTGTTCAGGTGTCGGAGTGACGGCCAAACCTACAATCAAAGCATCATAAAGAGCTTTTGTCATCAACATTTCACATATTTCAGGCTCAAATGCATTGATGAAGGCAACCAATTTTGTATAATTACCTTCATTAGTTATTATTGCCGGGTCAACATTTGCAACGCAAAATAACCCAGTTCCTCCGAAATATGTATAGTCGATCAACATTGATGAAATTGAAATTAAAATGAACGTTTGAAAATTCGTAACTCAAAAGATGTTACTTTACTTCCAACACCGACATGATCATCGCCTGTTCGTATGAATTCAAGCATAATGTACCTGTAATAGTTAGACAACGCAACACGCCCGCTTGTAGTAACAGAATTTTGAACCACCTTATAAGTAGGTGTCCAGTAATACAACTCTCCATAAGGCAATGTTTTCTTAGTCGTATCTGCCGATATTGTATCAGTCATGCTCCCGGTGGTAGTTATAGTTCCGGTATACGATGGTTCCGTCAAAAGTGAAGATACAACATTCGTATTGGTATTAACAACTGAACTCAAAGCATTTGCCGCCGTTATCAATGTCCATGATTGACCGGAAAATACCTTACCATATACATTAACTATTACCGTGGTATCAATACCGCTTATTTTATTCAATACGGAGTTGAAATAGAATAATACCGGATACTCTTTGTTAACTTCAATAACATAACGCAATGTATCGCGATTTGAAGTAAGTGTATCCCATGCGCTGCCAGTGTATTTAAGGTAATAAGAATCACGGCCAAGTGGCGGAAGAGTTTTCGTGGTTGATTGGGAAAATACGCTGAAAGTAATCAGCGACATTAAACAGATTAAAATTATTTTTTTCATTTTACTTTTTGGTTTTTTTGGTTTTTACTTCTTTTTCTTTTTCCGGCTCTTTTTCCTGTGAAGCAATCTTTCCCTGTGCCTCAAGGATAGGCAGTAAGTTGGGGTGACATTCGATAATGTCACCCTCAATGTTATGGCCGTGTCTGCCTGTAAGTTTTACTTTTACCTTTTGCATGGATTAAAGTTCAGCTTCCTTTATACCGGCTTCAATATTTGCAAGGGTATCGTAAATAAATCCTTTTTTGTCGTATTCTTTAACGTATGAGAAAAATCTCGTGAATCCGGCAATGGTGGTGCGTCCCTTAATCAACTGGTCATTAATTTTGCCAACAACTACCTGGTAGTTGATATAGTTTACAATATTCAATTTGGAAAAATCACCAACATGAATGTATCCTGCAGGGATATTTATTTTTGGGATTACTACAAAAGTGTCAACCTTGTTATTTTCGCCGAATGTGAATTGCGGAAAAACGTAAACACCTTCTTCTGTTTTAGTACCTATGAAAGCAAACCAGTCAGCAGGATTAACGAAAGCTACATTAGGCATAAAAGGAATTTCATCATCAAAGTTTTGTGTTACATAAATCTGATTGGCAGCAGCTCTTATCATATCGAGCAGGTTCGGCATTTTAATTTTATTGCCAGTCCAACTTGCCGGATCAAAAGCGGAAGCTATTTTTGTAGTTCCTTCGGGATTTTCCCCAATTCCATCACCGAATATAATCCCATTTTGACGTTTGAGCATACTTTTCATCAAAAGGATTTGCTGTGCAAAACTCATCAGGCGAGGGATGTCCTGAATTGCATCATCTGTTAGAATCTCATATCCGTAAGCCTTTTTCGGTGTTGCGTATCTTGTTTCAATTTTCAAATCAACCTGTCCTGCCGTTCCACCTTCAAGAACAAAATTCACATCTCCCTCTTTGGGTAAGTAGTCAGCGTAAGGAACAACGGCTACGGATGTATTGCTTGTAGTAGCATAATTTTCAATAAATGTAGAAGCTAACCGCTGCATGTTAACATCATTCGTGTTAATAAGGTCAAGGATCGCATTTCCGCCTGTCGTGGTTGTGACGTTTCCGGTTGTTATCTCTCCCACAGCCTTAATAGTAAGAACTTCAACATTTTCATTTGTTTTTTTGATGTTTTTTAAAGCTGATACCGTAGCTTCATTTTTGAAGGCAGAAACAATAATTCCCTTAATTGTTTTGGTATCAACCACCTGATTTTCCTGCAATTTTTTTACAGTTTCAGAAATTGACAATAATTTTTCTTCAATAAAATCCGTAAGACCCTTTACAGATTCAGCTTTTATTTCATGTTTTTCAAGCATTTCTTTCACCTCTTTCTGTATGGTTTCGGGTGTAGTTTTCGCATTTTCTGCTGCTTTTTCTGCAAAATCTAAGATTTCAGCTACATTTTTCTGCTGATTTTTATCTTCTATTTTGTCAAGAATTTCATTTTTTTTCATTTTTAAATTTTTATTAATGGTTAGTAATTAAATAAACTATATGCGTTTTTATGCGTGGATTTTTCCGGGGCATTTATAAGGGTGGATTTCTCCGAGCCTTCTGCATCTTCGACAATCATAGTTGGTGTTACCGGGCAACTACCGATAGGAACGGCTGATCCTTCAATTTCTTTAGCTTCTGTTACTGCCCAGAAATATCCGTTATTATCAGCCATTTCTTTATTAACAATCAACTGGTAATATTTTTCCCAGTTATTTTTTTCCTCAACATCATATTTTGAATCAGAATTCATACAAAGAAACAATTGAATGTATAACATGCCAACGGAATGTGCATCAACCCATCCTTTGACATAATTGTTGAACATATAATCGTTTCTTTGTCGTTCCGCCAAACAATCATAAATTAATGCCTCTGTTTTTCCTGGATAACTCTCACCAAGATATGCCCAGTCAACTGTTTTAACAGAAACTGAAACCTCATCAGAAATTATATGATCGAATTTCATCAAATGTTCCTGTAATAGCAGGCGTTTTCTTTTTGTGTCATTTACTGAACGGTTCCAAATTCCATTAATATGAACGTCATTATGTGAATCAAGGATATTTGTCGTATTTATGACTGGAACAATATGAATTTTATTCAACGTTTCCGGTTTTTCAGGCAAAACAAGTTCTTTAGAGGCCTGTTTTATTGATTTTTCGGGCAAATAAAATGAAGTACATACACCATCGGCATGTTTTATTGAAGCTTTCTTCATGGCTAACATGGTAGTTTTATGCTGTCTTAAATAAGCATATTTTTGCTCCGGTTTTTCAAAATATGGAATTTGTATCTTCATTTTTTTACAATGGTTTTTTCCTTGATTATTCTTTCACGTTCCTTTATAATTTTATCCTTATCCTTATCGTTCATAATTCAAGAAGATTTGCGTTTCCTTTTAAAATACTCTTGGCTTCCTCAATAGTCAATAATTCTGCCGTTATTGCATCTGATAATGGTTTGATAAGTGAATTAAATAAATCAACTTTATCTTTTTCAGATTTTTGCAAACATTCCACGTGAGAGAAATCTGCTGAAAATATTTCTTTCATGCCAAAATAATAACCAATTTGCAAAAGATCGCTTGCAGTCTCAGGAATTATTGTATCCTGATAAAGTGTTTTCTTAGCCTCTGAAAGATTGTTAAATGTCGTTCGGTCAAGCCCAAAAATATAATCAAGTCCGGCGCCATATGCCCGGCAACACTCCTCCCAATTTTCTTTTACTTCTTGAAATGCACCTATATCATTGGGATTAGTGCCAATTTTAATTGCCTTAACTGGTTGTGTAACAATTGCAATATTCTTTTTTCCCCGTATATACCCGTAACGATTTAAGAATTTTTCTTCAACTTCTTGTTTGTCTTTAGGTAAAAGAAGTGCCGTACCTGTAATATCTCTTTCCGGAGCAATTAGATATGGTGGTCCACCATTTGTTAAAAATTGATTGCGAGCTTCATAACTGGCAATAATATTTCTAACAGCATCCCCGATAGATAACAACCTACTGCAACCCTCTGAATAATTACCGTAAGGATTTTTTATGTCGGTTCCGGTATCGTTAATAACCATCATGTCTACCGGCATAATTGTTATCGTTTTTCCAGTAGAACATTTTGTCCAATTGTAATTTATTATAGGATTGCCAAAGAAATCAGAAACACCTTTGTTTATCTGTAGCTCCCAGTTAGGAATAACATACATTTCTTTTGGTATATCGATACTTGGTAAATTCTTGACATAAATATATGCCTTACCAAATATTTGCTGAAACGTCTTAAATTGCTGCTCGAATTGTATCCAGTTCTGATCAGGATTAGGACGGGATGTTAATTTTTGAAAATTGCTACCTATCTCTTTGCCTTCTGAATTTTTGAAAACAAAACGTCCATTACAAGTGGCCGAGACCTTATAATTTATAATTGCTGTGATGGCCGGACAAAATACATATGCATTGCGCTGTCCTTCAATAGTAGTTGTGTCAAGGCCAATCTTTGAACCTGTATTAATACCACTTATCCAATCCGTAGGGAAATAATAAGGTAATTTCAGCATTAAATCATTCAAACCATTGTTTACCAATGGAGTTGATGTTTTTTTAACTAATCCAACGTGAAGTTTTCCTATTTTCATTCGTGATTATGAAACCACAAATATACGGCATAAAAATAAAAAAGCAAGTTTTTTATTAAAAAATGTTAAAAATTAAAGTTTGGCACGGAGTTAAAATAATATTTTATTTAATACTTAGTTGTTAAATTAACCAAATATTAAATACATAGTCTTCATTTTTCCCGCTATTTGAGTTTTTTACGGTCAGTTTTGAAAGTCTGTTTGCAGACAATAAGCTATTGCATCATGTGCATGGTCAAAGCCAGGCTCAGGTTCATTCAGCGGGATGCCGCCCACATACCGCCAAACTCTGTTCTCTTGCTCCTTACGTAAATCTACATCCCGGACATAATGCAAGCAATGTTTATTTATGTTGTCAATTCCAAATTTTATACTTCCCGGGAACTTGCGGCAAGGAATAGCATTTATTCCGGCCCGGCGCATAAGTACAATAAATCCTACTGCTTCATTACTTGCCTTGTCTGAACTATCACAGGTAATATGAGCATCTTTAGGAATTAAAGTGCTGACAACCTCAATCAATTTGTTACTGTCTGCTATTGGTTGATAGTACAGTAATTTCACATATAAATTATTTCCTTTGCGTCCTACTTTTACAATAGCCGTCGGGCTGTTCGTAAATCCAAAGTCAAGGCCGTAACCTATTTTATCCAGTTCGTTGTCTGGTGGAAACTCACTTATCCACGTTACATTTGGATGTACAAGTCCCTGGCGTGCTGCCCGCTCTCCCAATCCGTATACTTTCCACCTGTACTCATCAGCCGTTCCCCTGTCTATATTTTCCGGTGTCGGCTCATACCCAAGTATTGTTTGCCGCTCCTGGTCAGAAAGTGAAATATTATCATGAAAAGTTGATCTGACAAAAACGATATCTTTTCTCTTTTCAAGTTCAAAGGCCCAGTGATCTGTTGTCTTCGGGTTCCAGTCAGCAATAAAGAAACGGCGGGTGCGCTGTGATTGCTGGTTAAAGATTACTTTGTCAATGTCTAACATTTCATTGTAATAGGCAATATCACAACGGTTACCCTCAAACTTTGCCGGGTCGTCAGCTCCAAGAAAGTTTATTTTATTCTCTAAATACCTGTATGTCGATATGTCTTTGTGGGTTATAAAAGGATTATCAACCGGTAACGCCTGAAGTATACGGCCAAAATCATCATACAATGTCGTTTTAAAACTATTGTAAGTTTCACGAATAATATTTATCGTGTTGCCTGAATGATAAGTACCAAACCAAAGCAAAAATTTTATAGCCGCCCAGGTCTTGCCGGAGCCGCTGGAGCCCTCAAGGCATATCCCGGATATATTTGGCCGGTGAAACGCCTTGATAATTTCTGCAAAGTTTTTATCAGCCTTTAATTTGCTCATTGATAATGTCGTCAACCGACGGGAAAAGAGGTTTTATAGAATCTCGCAAATTATCGATCTTTGCCGTTACTTCTGCCTCTGTACGGGATAATTTAGGTATGACATATTCTGACAGATCAGATAAAATATAAATTGCCTTTTCAGGATTTTTTCGGGCAATTCTTTTTAGCCATATAGTTAAATTAGGTAGGTTGTCCTCAATAAGCATTTTGTAAGCCTCTTTTATATCCCTGGTCTGTTTGTTTGCAGTTCCTTTTCTTCTACCAGCATTTGCAGGCCTCTTTTCACCTTTTTTAAACTTAGGCATCGTTATTTTTCGTTAAAGTAATGACAAAGTTAATCATTTTACCGGAAAAGTCAAGTTATTTTATTCCAAAGTAATTACAAGACAATTAACATGTATTGCATGAATCATTTTTTTATTGTCGTTTTCATCAATGATGTAAAAAAATATCATCTTGCAATCTAAATTGAATCTAAAAAAATCTGCTTTTATAATTTCAAAAGCATCCGGTGTTGTACCGTAGATTATTTTATACTTTTTCATTTTATATTTTACTTTTAATTTTTTACAAAAACATACGAGTTCATAAAAACGTACAGTGGCTTTACATTTTCTTTGAATCCGGCGTTTACCAATTCTGAACGTGATGATCTTTCCGGGCCGGTGGCCTCTTCTTTTTCATACTCCACAACATTACCGTACATATCGCTTTCGTTAATGCTTAAAATAGTAACCAACATATCGGTTGTTACATTTTGCCATGTTTGTTTCTTCTGTGGTGTCATAATCTATAATTTTTTTATTTCTTCTTTAACTTCTTCATAGAATCTCTCTAAATGAATTTTGTGCGCTGTAAACGTTCTTTGCTCACCGAGCGCACTTATTATTTCATCAACGCAAAATTGAGCAAATAATTTCCTTAAAACAATTGGTATTTCAATAATTGAATAAACTTTTGGTTCAATTTAAATTGTTCTTGTGCCAAATTTATTAATTAATTCGACTGCTTTTTCTTTTGGTGTCATGATTATATTTTTAGTAAATTTTACTAATATTAATTCCTTTTTGCCAATATGAATATATTTTATCTAATTTTTCCATTTTGGTTTTTAATGATAATTTACGATTCGATAAAGCATCCTTGATTAAATATTCTCTAAATGTTTTTGTACATGTATATTTGTCATCATTTATACCAAACAATTCAAACAGAAATTCACTTAATAAGTCTGTTTTTTTATTTTTCTCTAAAATATTATAAGCCATAAATCCGCCTATTTGAGATATCGTAAATATTCTTAACTTTAGATTACATTTTGCAGATATGCTATTTAATTCTTGCCAGAATTCTGGCATACTTTCATAAGTCTGTAAAATATCCAAACGAGTTAATTTTATCTCCTTTCCGCTACCTCTTCTTTGAAAAGATATATCAGATTTAAGAACGCAATATGCTGTTATTATGCCACCTATATTTGTTGAGTTTTTTACACCGTCAATTTTCAAAATATCACCAGTACTTCTTAGTTTTCCCGTGTCATAAACTGAAAATGTTTCTTTTTTTACATTTTCAATAATTAACATTTCTTGCGATATTCCTGATTTTACAATTGCAGCGAGCCTATGCTGACCATCAATAAGATTTCCTTTTTCATCAAATGAAATACCCTGTCCTGTCAACATCCACTGGCCTCTTTTCATTTGATCAGCATAATAATTAACTATTTTATCTCTTAGTATCCTATTACCATTATTTTTTTTGAGATAAATTTCAGCAATTTCTTTTGTAATAATTTCAATTCTTGTTTTCATAACTTTGTTTTTTTTGTTTATATTTTTAGTTTTTTACTTTTTGCTAATTCGATTGATTTTTTCTTATACTCTTCGGCGATTACCTTTTCTTCAAACTTTCCGAGCTTGAAATAATTATGCCGGGAAAGTTCCAGTTTTACGATCTTTTCTTCACCGTATTTATTTACAAGGTAAGCCCGGTATTTTACATCATTACCCTGCAATGACCAGTTGCATTGCGTACATTGTACATTACAATTTATTTCGGAAAATCTAACTGAGTTAAATTGCCTCTTTATAAAATGACCACACTCTGCATTTTTCCAGAACATAGGATTTCCGCATGTAACACACCTAACTATTCCATTTTCATCAGAATCTCGCAACCTAATGAAAATTGAAAACCATTTGTCAGCGGGGGAGTATTTCATAATTTAAGGATAAAATTCAACAACCGGATTTTCTCTAAATAATTGTGGCTCTTTAAGATAATTTAAAATACGCTGTTTTGCAGAATTATAATAATCTTTGTCGAGTTCGCAACAATCAATTTCAAATTCTAAGTCAAGGCAAGCGATTACTAAAGACATTGATCCGCCATGAGTATCGAGTATTCTATCGCCTTGTTTAGCATATTTTGATAAAATCCATTTATAAACATCAATTGGCTTTTGAGTAGGATGAATCTTATCTCCAGTTCTATTATCGAATCTGTATAATTGTGCAGGACTATCAAAAGAAGTCCAAGCAATTTCAATTTGACTGAAATTTTCCCAAGGTTGAATTTTATCCCAACAAATAACACATCTTGTTGGTGGTAATGGGAAATAGTTACCGCCAAAAATTATTTGATTTTCATTTATTCTAAAAAGTTGTTCAAAATATTCAGAATTGGGAGTTTGGTTATCCCATTCGCAATTAGAAGTGTTAAGTATTCTATCCCTTAGTTTTCCAGAACCAGTGTTTAACCTATTCTTTTGCAATCTTTCTTCAAGTGATTTTCTACCATTATATCCTTTTAAATTACTTTGCTTAGGTTGACCAATACCATATGGCGGATCCACAATAGCCAAATCATAAAATTTATCAGGAATATCTTTCATAAATTCCATACAATCACAGTTGAATATCCTACTTGCCATTTTATAACTCAAAATTTTGAATTGTTTTTATACACATTGCCGCAATCTGCACCAATTCATTTTTCATATTTTTAAGGTCAGGTTCCTTTTTTTTGACTTCTGACCAGAATTCATCCATTTCCTCAAGAATAACCGCATAAGCCTCATGTGTACTTTTAAACGGTGGAAATTTGGCATTTGCTGATTTTAGCTCTTTGTAAACTTCCTGAGCAATCTCGATAAATTTTTCCTTTTGTGTTTGTGTATTTTCCATTGTTTTACTGTTTTTTGTTAATAATTTCTTCTATATTTTCATCCATTTTAATTAATCCGTTGAAATATTCAACTACTGCAATTCTCTTTGCTTCGGCTGCTACCATATCATCAATTGATGATCTTTCAATTTGCTCCAATAGCTTTTTAAATTTTTGATCTCTTGATTCCAAAAACTTCATTTCATATTTTACTTTTTGGCGTTGTTTGGCCTCATTGTAATATTTCCATTTCAATTCGGCTGAAAGTAATAATATTTCATACCGCTCCAAAAAGTTATAAATTGAATTCCCGCAATCGTTTATTTTTCCGGTCAGTTTAAATTCATTAAAAGCATCAATGATATATTTTTTGGTTTTTTGCTCCTTTTCCTCATCAGTTAATTGATTTTCTGAGCATAAAAGTGGCCTATTTGAAAGATTCTTCTCACGTTCAGGGCTTTTTCTATATGCTTTTATCCAATCGTTAAAAGTAGGTATTGAAAGTCGCTGATAATCTCCCCATTCTTTTAGCACACCTGACCGGAAACAATATATTATTTCATCATCAGTAAATGTTTTCGGTATCAAATTCATTGTTTCAAGGCAAATTATATCAAAAGTTGGCGGAGTGTCAAACTCGGCTATGACATAAATTGATGCTAAAAATTCCTGAAATCTGGTTCTATTCATTTTTCAAAAGATTTTGTTTTTCTTCTTGATCAGCTAATGCTTTATATTTCATCATGGTCTCCATAGCCCGGCTTCCTGCGGAACTTTTCTTTTGTTCATTTTTTTTCCAAACTTGATTAAATTTTAATGAAAGCGCATTATTAAAAGTAGCGCGCCAGTCAATTTCCTTTATTCTTGATTGCTTTTTATTTTTCCAACCCGCTTCAGTATTCCAAAAGTCATTAAATGCTTTTTCAAGTGATTTTATTATGTCAAGGCCTGGATGATAATTTTCACGTTCAAAAATGTACGATGTATCAGAAATAAGTTTTTCAAATTCAGTTTGAAGTTCTTTTTTATAAATCTCAAAATCAGTTTTCCAATTTTTTTCTTTTATAATTTCTTTTTCTTCTTTACTTTCTTTTACTTTACTTTTCTTTTCTTTTATAGCATTGCCTTCGCTTTGCGTTTGTAATGCGTTCGCATTATTCCAACGTATTGATGCACTTGCTTTTGCCTTTAAACTTTTTTCTTTTCGTTCCTGAATTCTGCGAAGAGCACTCACAGAATAAAATGATTTTTTTTCAATTTTAAACAAATCAAAATCAAAAATTACTGATTTTATCAATTCAATGTCCTCTTTTAATTCAAACGCAATGCGATCGCATTCCGATAGCATTATAAAACCTCCATTCTCATGAAGCATTTCTACCAAATCCCAATATATACCAATACCAGCCGATTTATGTTTCATTCTAACATTTATCAGCTTTGGATCGTGCCGGGCTTTAAAATCGTGTGAAAAATATTCTACCATTCGCTATTGTGTTTAATATGCCCATCAGGGGCGGGTGCAAACCAATAGCGACAAAGGAAATCACCGCAACCCCATCAGGACATTTTTATAATTAAGATGTAATTTTCATTTTTTCGCTATTGATTTGTAATTGCAAATATACAACAAATTTTTAAGAAAAAAAGATTTATTGTTCCATTTTTTATTCTCCTTGTGCTTTTAAAAATTTAATATTTAGTTGCTTTTCTTCTGATGTAAGAGGTCTGGTGCATACCACTTCACCGGATTCTTCGGAATAGTATTCCGCAATTCCTTTTTCTTGGTCGAAAACAATCGAACACATTTCCGTAATAAATTTTGCTTTTGCCTTAATAGTGTCAATAAGCTGATTTTTTTCAGCAAGAATAGGTTTTAACTCCTCTTTTATTTCTTTGGAATATTCTTTCAGATCACTTTGGAGTTTTTTGACCTTAATAGCCTTTTCGGACAATTGGTCTTTTAACTCGGTTAATTCTTCGTGAGTTAATTGTTTTGTGTAGCCGAAATTCTCACGTTTATCGGCTATTGCTTTAATTTCATTTTTTCCCATAACGTAAATTTTTTTAAATTAATAATAATAATAATTAGCTTTTTTTTTAAATTTCCCAGTACTCAAGCCTGATTTTTTGGCAGTATATATTATCCAGCATTTTACGGTAAATAGGTAAATCATTGATTAAACACTTTATTTTTACAGGTTCACGCTCAATTTTGGCCGGCCACCTGCCGTATTTGTCCCAAACTTTGACCTGGACATGATGAATTATTATCCAAGTCATACCGATAGTTTTTTATTTCTTAAATCACGTTTAGCAAATTTGGCCTTTTTTATGCGATATAAAGACACTTTGACATTTTCACGCATATTGCAAAAAAAATGAAGCGAAGTAATTCTATATGCACCTGATTTAACCCACAGGAAGCAAAAAAATGCCCCGGAAACTTGAGCGCAAATAAAAATGTGAGCAATAAGCCAAACAATCGACTTTTCTATAATGCTCAATTTATCGTAATTAGTTTGCATAAACGGCCCCGATTACTGATACTACTGCGGCTGCTACAACTCCGGCAACTGCCAGATAAAAAGATACAATCTGTAATATTCGTAATATTTTCAATGTTTTCATATTTTTTCTGTAAAATTAGTAATTAGAACAATACATATTTCTTAAAAAATGTTAAATCATTGATTGCGCTTTTTCGTGCAATTTCAAAAGTACTTTCAGTCATTTCAAAGCCTCTATTGCGTAGGTTTTTAAGTTCGTAAAACATTATAAACCAAAATGACATTGTTTTTTTGCCTGCATCAATTTTACGTTGCGGAAGTGATTTCTCACCGATTGTCATAATTGAAGCGAATTATAATATTCCCTTGCCTTTTCAATTTTTACATATAAATTCTGAATTTCGTATTCTAAATGTTCAAATACAAAAATCTTTACTCTTTTTTCAATAGGTAAATCTTTTATTATTTGATTGTTTTTTTCAATCTGTTCGGAAATTTCAATGTAATGTTTGTTTTGCTCATCACAGTTGAATTTGAAGTAAAACCGCTTTTTTTGCTCGGTAATTAGTTCATCAGGAGTTGGAACCAGGCAGTAAACTATTCGACCTTTTTTCTTACCTGTGAGTGCCATATATCCTTTTATTTGCCAGATATTATCTTTTGTTGGCTCGCAGTTGAAAAATGTTTTAAGTGTGTATGAAGTCTTTAAATCGTCCACAAATTCACCATTAATAATATCGGGAGTTCCGCAGATATAATCGTTGGTAAAATGTTTTGAATTTTTAAGGATAAGACCGGATTTTGTTACTTCCTGAAATAGTTGCATTGAATCCTGTTCGCACATCAAGCCCTTTAACATTTCATCAGTAATAACATCCTCTTTATATCCGAAAGTTTCTTCGAGCCATTTATCTTCAATAAAACTCTTTGCCGTTTCCGACATATTTCCGGCTTCTTTATCGGATTTTAATTTAGGGTCCGTCATAAGTGCGCCCAATCTTGAACAACGGAATAATATTTTTTCCATATTACTTTTTTGTTTTTGTTTTTAAAAGTTCTTTTTTCTGCTCAATCTCCATGTAAACATTATACTGGTCAATGTCAGGCACGAGTTCAATTTCTTCCAGTTTTTCAATTATTTCGCATTTTTCAATAGCTTCGATAATGCGATTACGTTCTTTCTCAAAATTGATACCTTCAATATCAATACTTTCAGGCTCATTATCAGGGTAAGTTACTTCCATATTATCAGGATTGTTTATAATTCCCTGATCGGAAATAACAGCCCTTTGCATTTCAACAGATAATGGTGCATATTTTGAAAGTAATAATTTTAAAACTGTCTTTATTGCCATGCCCTCAAAATCATCTTTCCAAAGGCCGTAACCCTTTTTGAATGTTTGTGAAAATTTAAGTCCGTGTCTTTTTAACTGGTCAACGGTAAGATAAAGAGTTTTTTCAAAACCGTTTACAAGTTTGAAATACGCGGCAAAACCTATAATTGTTTCCGATGTTTTTTTTGTAAAATCAAACTCATAGCCAGTTAATGGATTTTTTGAAATTATCTGTCCTTCATAAATAGGACTTGCGGAAATAGTTTTAAACTGTCCTGAACGCTGGGCAAGTTGAATAAATCCTTTGTAACCCATTTGAAATTGTGCTACATCAATATATTCGTTTCCTTTTTTTGTTTTATAAGGAACGATGTAGGCAAACCCAAGATTAGGGTTAATAGGTAAATCTAAGGTGGCTGCCGTAATAGCAGCGTTTATCAGGCTTGTTGGTTCTGAATTTTTAAGTAACTGGTTAGAGTTACTAATTTGTACTACCGTTGTGATAAATTGTGTTGCTCTTTTACCAAGCATTTCTTTAAATTTATCCTGAATAGGTTTACTTTCAAAATAACCTTTTATGGTTAATCCGGTTTCTTTTTTTTCTTCTGACATGATTTTAAATGTTTAAGTTTTTACAATTTTTCGATTTCGCTTTTTGCCCATTTTTTAAAAGCATCAAATTTCGCCTTAATATTTAAAGCAATTTCATTGTTTAATAACTCTGAATCCGGTATTTCAATAGAAAAAGAATTAACCCATTTAGTTAATTTTTCTTTCACAGGGGCTTTAGCTGCTTTCTTTTCTTCTTCAATACGTTTCTTTTCTGTCAGTTCTTTTTCTTTCTGTTCAGCTAATTCTTTTTCCTGTTTTGCTTTCAATTCGGCTTCAATACGTTCTTTTTCCTTTCTTTCAGCATCAGCCTTTGCCTTTAAATCTGCCTGAATTTTTGCCTGTTTTTCAGCCTCAATTTTAGCAAGTCTTTCGGCTTCCGCTTTCTGTTCAGCAAGTATTTTAGCCTGTTTTTGTCGTTCGACTTCACGTTCTTTTTCAATTCGATCACGTTCTGCTTGTAATTCCTTTTCTTTTTTTTCCGCCTCAATCCTTAATCGTTCGTTTTCCTGACGTATTTTTTCCTGTTCGGCTTCATACTCATTTTTAGCCGATTTAAGAGAGGATAACAGTTTCTCGTATTCATCATCAGGCATGTTGCGTAAATCGTTTGAGCCTGTTACAAATTGCACATACGGGGCAATTTCAATCCGGCGTTCATTTTCCAATTTGTTCAGCCGTTCATTTTCAATTCTTTCTTCTTCTGCCTTGCGTTCGGCTTCTTCTTTTTGTTGTTTAGCAAGAACAAACCCGTCAAATAGTTGTTTAAAGGCTGCTTCCGACATTTCTCCAAGTGGATACATTTCAGGGTTTTTGCATAAATCTGAAATCAATTCAAGTCTTTCTGCCTTTAACTTCGCTTTTCTTTCGGCTTCCATAATTTCATAATGCTTTTCAATTTTTTCGAGCGTTTCCTCTTTGCCGTGCGAAGCAAGTGCCTGTGCATTTTTCCAACCATCTACAAACCTGCCACCTTTAAGGTAATAATCCTTTGCTTTTTTATGAATGTCGGCTGTTCCGGTACGTACTTTAACATATTTTAATCGGAGTTCTTTTGCTTTTTGGAATGTTGAAGGCTCCAACGGCATTTTAACCACTTCGTTAAATTCCAATTCAAGTTCTTTCATTTTATCAAGCATCGGAATAAAAAATGCGGATATTTGTTGCGCTTCATTCTCTTGCAATCCATATTCAGCCGGATTAATAGTTACTAATGACGTTTCGTTTGAATTTTCCATTTTTTTAAGGTTTAAAGGTTATTATTTTTCAAAAATTACTGTTTCTGCTAATTCCCCGAAGTCTTTACGAACAACCTCGTCCAATATGCAATAATTATCATGTGCCTTATTGGACTGTTCGCAATATTTTATGCTTAATTCTAATGCCTCATTATCTGAATCGGCATAGAACACCTCTGTAATTGTACGGAAATATCGTTTTTTTGTTTTTTCTTTTGGCATGGTTTTATTTATTTTTGGTTATTAGTTTTCTTCCATCATTTCATCAAGATGTGACGAATAGCACTCAAAGCATAATTTTTCTATAAAAGTGATAAGCCATTCACTCTCCTGGTAACGGTTAATGTCTACCTCGTCGCCATCTTCATCGAAGTAACAATCGCAAGCCGGACAATGAACGAGTGTTATCAACTGTCTTTTTTCAACGTATTTTGGCGAAAATGGATGTGAGCCATCGTCGCCGTCAATCATGTTGTTTCCGGTCATTTTTATTTGTTTTTTTGGTATTTCGCACATAGTACAAAATTATACTTTTCAAAAATTGAGTGCAAATTTAAATTCTTAAAAAATGTTAAACAGATTTTGTTTTTTTGTTTTTGACAATGTTTCTGATTTGTGAAACTGTCAATTTGTAATCAACTGCTAACTGTTCATAGGTTGACATCTTAGAAGAACCTACGGACATATATTCTTTGAACTTTTTTCTTATTGCGGCATCCCGCCACATGCGGCGGGTTTGCTCAGGTGTTTGAAGTTTTTTCATTGGTTTAATTTTTATTGGTTAATTATTATTGATATATTCTGCAATTTTTAAATAATCCTCTTTTGTGCCGTTTAATCTTATTTTTAAAACTCCAAATTGATTATCTATTACCTTATGTAATATATTTGTTGGGGCTGGAAAATTACTAAGATATTCTAAAAATAATAATGGGGCATTTGTTTCTTTTTCAATAATTAGCATCCATCCTGAATGATATTCTACTTTTGCTTTCATTGGTTTAATTTTTAAATGAATAATTTTAATGAACTTTGATGAAACAAAGATACAACAATTAACAACACAATTGCAAGTTTTTTTGATAATATTTTTGTTAATAAATGTTAAAATGTGATATTTATCACATTATTACAGTTTGGCACGATTTTATTTTAAAAAAAATCTCCCGGAAAACATGACGTAAACCGGGAGGAAACAATACACTTATGAAAAAATTTACAATGCAAATATACAATGACAATTTTGAAAAGTCAAGTATTTTCTACTTTATTTTTTGAATATAATTTTTTAGCGAAATAGATTTATTCCTGAAATACCTGTAAACACGGTATCCGGCATAAATTATAAGTAGCGAAAAAATACCTATACATACCAATGCGAAAGTAATCATTCGGTGCTGGCCGGGTGTCAATATGTTTGTTGTAATTTGAATTTTTTCTTTTTCTGAATCATTTACTGTAATTGTAGTTTTTGTATGTTTTTCATTCCATTGAAAAGCAATTTTAGCGCTATCAATTTTACAATTTACGATCAGATCGTTACCATTTATTGATATGTCTATGTTTGAATTTTCGACATTACTAACCGTTGAATCTTTTTTTAAAATTACAGGCTTATTATTTTGGCATTCTATTAATGCTTTTCGTAATATATTTGCCGTAAAATAAATAGACGTGTCTTGTATTTCATAATTTGTTTCAGTAATACTTGAACTATCCTTTTTTACTTCCTTATTTCCGGTGCAATAAATTGCCCTATATTTCTCTATTCGTTTTGGTGTCATGCACCCGGACATATACGCCATAAATGCAATAAGTGTCAATATGGATAATATAATAAGCCATGTTGGGGGTTTTTTGTTGTATGCTATTGATGTCATTTTTTAATGAAGTATAAAGTTAACATATCCGATAATTGATAATGCAATTATTGTGATGATAACCACAAATGTTTTAAAATTTGAATGTTGTTCCTTCTGTGTCATATGTCCATCCTTTTTAAATTGTACTTTTTTATTATCCAGTTCAAAGTTTCATTGTAATTTATTGCCGTTGCATATCCGCATGTTTCCAGTAATTGAGTTTGCTCTTCGGCTGTTTTTGCATCCAGTACTGGCTTAAACCTGTCCCGCATAAGTAACTTGCTATGGTCAATAATGCTTTCTTCAATGGAGTTATAAACACGGAATAAAGTAACTGGTTTTTCACCCGATGAAATTGCCGAAGAAAAAGAATCATAAATCTTTCCAGAACCTTTATAAGTATAGGAAACTCCTTTTATCGTTTCCTTAGTAGTGTTTGAAATTACTTTACCTGGCCATGACTTGCCAGCTTTCACGCCAAAACAATTATTAGCAGCTGTTTTTATACTTTTTCCATAGCCAGTTTCACAAGCCATCTGGGCCGCCTTAACCGATGGAAAAATTCCGGTTCCTTTTACGCTTGAAATTATGGCATCGGAATATTCATTGAAAAAATTTTCCTGATCTGTTTTTGGATTTTTAAAAAGTTCCATATTTTTTTCAGCAAATTTAAACCAAAATTCCTAAAAAGGCAAATCTTTATTTGAATTAAATTCTGTCCTTATTTTAGGAATTTCGTTTTTCAACTTTTCAACAAACGCATCTCTGATGAATTTAGACGGATTTATTTTATAAACTTTCTTCAAAACTTCGCAATAATGCATCTCCTCATCTGATAACATTATTACTTTCTGTTTCAATCTTTTATAAGACATTTATATAGGTTTTTGTGGTGCTATACAATAGTTAGCAATCATTTTGCTTTTAGTTTTTTACCACATTGTTTACATTTCGTTTCTCCTTGTTCAATTAAATATTGTTGAAAGTCTGGATTGAGGTCGCAAAACGAATTGCTAACAAAGTATAAGCGTAATGCTTTAAGTTTTTTAAATAAAGTTTTCATATATTTTTAAGTTTTAGTTTTTAAATTAAGTTCAGTGTAAGCACTACGCTTATACTCGACCGTTATGTGCAATGCTACTGACCGCCATTCAAACGAGCTTTCGTTATTTCAATAGCTTTAGGGTTCAAATCACAGCCGATAAATTTTCGGTTCAATTCCTGACAAACTTTGGCGGTTGTGCCACTACCTAAATAGTAATCAGCCACTACATCATCTTCATTCGTTGAAGCTAAAACAAAACGGCTTATTAGTTCCTTTGGTTTTTGGGTAGCATAGCCAACCTGTTCGTTGCTATTTAATGCGTTTATTTGAATAAGATTATCGCACTTTCTTTCATCAACCATAAAGTATTCAATTTTACC